CAACCGCGTTGCCCGTAAACTGAGAAATCTGCGCCGTGATAGCCGACGATGAGCCAGACCCAAGAGGCGGGAATTGGGTGATTGTCACGTCGAGCTACCCCCGGATATCGTCACAGTGACGCCGGCAGCCGACGCATACCCTTGAATCGTAGCCCCAGCCCCAATAATTTGGGTGCTTTCCCACAACACGGTTGTGCCGCCAGGAACCACTGTGTTGTAAAATACAGCGTTACCTACCCCAGCGACGTCGCCAGATGGGACAAAAAACAGATATACATTGATCGAAGAAGACGTAGTGTTACAGATATTGATGGAGTTTATGTGGGATTTAACGCCAGAAAGAGCTGTATAAAGAGTAGAAACTGAAGTCGTAAGACTTGATTGGCAAAGCTGAGCTGTGGTAATGTTGTTGTAAACGCCAAGAATATAGGACGCAAGATTGTTGATGGCAATTACGCCATTCTTTTGCGTCGTAAGAATATCTGAAAGAGATGCGCTCATTAGAATTTTCCATCCTGCTGGAGCCTGTATCTAATGTTGCCAAGCCTCCAAAAACTATCAATGTCGCTACTAGCAATCTCGATTGAGACAAGGCGCCCACGAAACCTAGTGTTAAAATACTCTGTTGCCTGAGTTACGGTGTATGGGCCATATGCCGTTGGTGTATTGCCTGGATAATCAGTGACATAGAAAGTAATTTGCACATTTGCGCTAGGGGTTTGGTTGTAATAGCCCCACTTCATATCAGGCCAAACAAGATCAACGAAAGACTTTACGTCGCCATCCTGCATGGCAAAATAGCCAGTCTGGAAGCTGGATGACATAGGCTGCTCATCAGCATTTGGGGAAATCTCGTGCTGATAGATAATGTTGTTCGAACTAGAACCAATAGGAGGACCAAAAACAGACTGATTGATCCACGCGGTCCTGTCTAGGGTGCCAAAGTCCCAGCCCCGCGTGTTGATGTTATACTTTACATAGTTGGTGTTTTCGCCACCATTGACGGTGGGATAATACCAAGTAACTTCGCCGAACTGCGAATTTGTGGCAATCCTAATTTTCTTGATGGTGTCGCTGTTTAGGTTGGTGATTGTCTGGAAAACAATGTCCCAAATAGGGCAGTAGATAGGCATAACGCCTTCGCCAGACAGCATAAAAAACTGAGTCTGGCCCATCCAGTAGACAAATCCGTTCATCGAGGCGGCTGCCTTTGAGGCGATCAGGCCGCATCCCGTCCCAATCTCATTGAAGCTGTAGATGAACGGCTGGCCGACATACTGCATCGCCCACACGGCAAGGTCAGTCCAAAGCAGGCCTTGCTGGGGGCCTTGGATGCCGCCAACAATCAGGGAGCCGCGAGGGATGCGGTAGGAGCCAGCCTGATTGGTGGACTGAGCGATCCACACAGACAGGTTGCCTACGTCACACCAGCGCACCAGCATTGGGTCTTGGATGCCGTTGAAGGTGGAACCCCACGCGATGATCTGCTGCTGTGGCATGGCCACGAAGGCCCCAGAATTGGCCGCAGGGCCTTGAGGGATGACCGTGGCGATAGGCGATGACACGGTGGGGCTCCAGATATAGACCGGGCCACCGTAGGGGCAGGAGACGAGGATGCTGCCCCAATTGTCGAGCGTCCAGTCCGTCGCGGTGATGGGCGTGCCAACGGCGGCAACCGGCGGAACACCCGTTCCCCAGCCGCCATCACCCCATCCACCAGCGCCCCAGCCAACGCCAGCCGCCGGAGTCCCAATACCAACATAATACAGATAAGAAGCATTACCACCATTAAGGTAGCCTGTTGTCGTAGACGTAGCAGAAGCAGATGTTTGAATTGAAAATATGCTACTAGATGTTACTCCAGTTACGGTGTAATTACCAGAAAAAGTGATGCCACCAACGGTTGTGGACGTAAGAACAGGGAATGTGGAACCAATCGAATAGCCGTGATTGGGTAGCGTCACAGATACGGTTGACGATCCGTTAACCACAGAAAATTGAGGCAACACCGCAGTTGAAGACGTTGTCGTAGCAAAAACTTGGTTGCCAAGAATATCAGTAGCAATGATAGTGTAATTATTTGCATCAAATGCGTAGCACTGATAAAGGCCAAAAAGAACCAGATTGCTGACGCTTATCTGCGTTTTGATAAAAACAGTATTGTAGCTGGTTACATTTGAAGATGGGTCGTTGATGTTTACAACGCTGCTGCCAGCCGTGGTGGAGGCAGGGTAGGTAGCAATAGCTACGCTATCAGTGAAAGTTCTGGGTGTGATATTAGTAAGAGCGTTATTAAGAATTGTATTCAAAGATGACGTGCATCCAACGCCAAGATATTTGTTGCTGTTCACATCAGCCCAAGCCAAAAGAGCGCGGACAACGCTATCCATAGCCGTGGGATAGAACTTCCCCCAGCCGCCCAGTTTCTGCGGCAGCGCGACGCCTTTGTCATCAATCATGAAGCGGATAAGCTGAGACTCTGAGATGCCAGCCTCATTCAGCGCCGGAGTGCGGTTCTGATTGACGGTCGGGAGAAGCTTCAGGGATGCGTGCGGCATACCTTACCTCCCTGGTGTGGCTACAACGGCCGGGCTCATGGAAGACCACCCGCCAGCCGCAAACTTCTTGCGGAACTCCTCCACCGTCGCGCTCTTGACGAGAGCCTGATACTGGCTTTCGTAAGACACGGCCATGGACGGATCGTCGCTTTGACGACCAAAATTCCTCTGATACGCAGAGATATACACCATGCTGGCCATAATAAACAAACTTGGCAGATTTTGACTAATAAATGTCGTGGAGACAGTAGCCGAGAGCGAAGGCGGGCGATACGTCCCAATAATCTCCAAAGTATATGGGCCATCAGGGAATGGCGCAATCAGAAAAGTATTAAGTGTCTGGGTTGTCGGCGTTGTGCCTGTGCTGCTCTGGCTTTGAGGTGCAAAGTAGCTGGGCGTAGCCGTGTAGGTTGCGCTTGGATAATTGATGTTGATAAACTCTTTTGTCGTCGGCAGCAGCGGAACCCGCGTCCCGGAATCAGGCGACACGGTCCCGTAGGGAGTGATGGCGTTAATTTCCTGGACGGTCACGAACTGAGGGAACGTCACCGACCGAGTGCCAGTCGGGATCGTCTGTGTAGTCGTCGTCACGGTCGCCAGGAGGTCTAAGTCCCTGTAAATCCTCAGTTCGGCGTAATCAATCATTGCCGGTAGAATGGTCAAGAAGTTAGGATCAGTCGGGGAGACGACAGCCATCTCAGCGATCTGGGTCTGGTAGCTCGAATAAGTCAAGCCGGTCGTCATCTACTAAACCCCGATCACGTCAGCGCGCCGATTGTGCGCATATTTACTCGATAACTTCAAGGGTCCGATCATTGCTTACCGCGACAGAGGCGCGGACTGTCCTGTTTTGAATGATGCAGCCATTGCTGGCTGTATGATTCATAGACGTGTTATCGCCATGGATTAGAAAACCATCGCGACCAAAAGTGTTTGTCCCCTTCATGGGCGTAAGCCGCATTGTCATAGGGCCTGCCTTGGGATGCGTGAATGCAACGCCAATGCTATAAAGGCCACGAGGAATGGGGCCAATGTTGGGGATATTCTGGGCTGCTGGGTTATTGACCCCATCGCCAAACCCAGCATAACCAGAACCAACAGGCTTGCCATTATAAGACAGATTGCCAGTCTTTTGCGAGTATTTCCACGTCACTTGGATACCCCCTTGACCTTCTCGATGGTGCGAGATGCGCTATAGCCAAGGAAACAGAAGCCAAACATCTGCCACATAGTCTCAGGAATGGCCGCAAGCCACTTTTGAAGACCAATGGCAATCAGGTCGGCATGTTTAGGGGTGATGCCATACAAAATGCCCATAGGGATGCTACCAAGCATAAGGATATACATGACATACATGAAGCTAGGGCGCGCGCGAGAGGTCCACTTATCAGAGGAATTAGCCTCCGCAAGCATGACGCTCATCTGCTGCTGAAGGGCTGATAGAGCCGCGTCGGCATTTGCCTTGATAATCATAGCCTGCGCGGCGGCCTCATCCGTAGGATTTGGCCAAATCTTATTGATGGCGCTATCAATCAGTTTTGAAGCATTAGAGATAGCGTCATCAATGCCAATAGCCATCACTTATCCGCCTTTCTTTGTTCAAGGGCATCTAACTTATCAAAAATCTTAGAACACAACTCCTTAATCTCTTTAAGGGAATCAGAATACTCTTCCTTTGGCACATACTTTGATGGCAAGTCAATTTCAATCTGATGGATATCCTTTTGAAGCTGCTTCACGGCACCCCACAACTCCCTAGCAAACCAGCCAATGGCAGATAGGATGGCTCCGCCCGCAAGATTGATTATGGATTGAGTGTCCACGGCGCTCTCTTCAAAACATCAAAGGCAAATGGCCCATCACGGCTACAAAACTGGCGCTACCTGCATCGCCAAAAAAAAGCGTTTGCTCTCCTTTCCCTGCAACTTTTGTTCATTCCGGGGACTCCTCGGGCGGAGTAGAAGATTGATGCGCTGCATTTAGCGCGCGTTCAAAAGCGCCAATGGCTTGAATTGCGGACCGGCGCGGCACCGCATCATCCATCAAAACGGCGTGCAGAACGCGCCAAATTTCGGGGGGGAGGTCAATTTTCATCACACACCTGCCACTGCATTCCACGTGCCGCCACCTTGGGACACGTAGAGGGTTGATCCGACCGCGCCATCTGTGCGGAGGTAGAGGCTGCCCTTAGTCAGGACGAGCAACGCGGACGGAACCCCGGTTCCTGGCACGATGCGCGGGCCGCCAGACGTAAGAATAAACGCCGCGCCCGTCGTGCGGCCGATGCCGTCCACTTCAAAGCTATTGGATTTGAAAGCGGCCGTCGAGAACGTGACGGCGGAGAAATCCACGCCATAAGCTGCGGCGTAGGCCGGGCCGAGGCCGCCCGTTGACGCTACGGTGCCAATGAGCGTGCCCGTCGCTTTGATCGGCCACCAGCCCAGCGCGTGGCCGAAGGAAATGCCTTTGTCCCAGCCCGGCGATGCGCCGTTGATCTGCTGCGTGAACAGCAGGCCGGTGTCGAAGGCGCCTGTGCCTGCAACGGTGTCGGTGCTGCCAAGAACGATCTGGAAGCCGTTCTTGTAGTAAAGGCTCGATCCCGTCTCCGCAGCGAGCGTGATTTCGTCTCCGATCAAGCTGTTCCAGAACGTGGCGCCGCTCAGCAGATTGGCGATGCGGTTGCCGCCGAACAGGTTGCCGCGTCCGTTGCCCAAACCCGCACTGCCGCCTGCGCTGGCCGACGCCTGCGCACGAGCCCCGGATGCCGTGTAGAAAGCGCCGTCGCCCGTGGCGCTGGCGGTAATCGCGCCTGCAACGTTGAGAAATCCGGTGAGTGCCGTGCGCCCACCCTTGGCGCCTGCCGATACCGTGTGCCCGACGTAGAACCCGTGCGTGCCCATTGGCCCGCTGCCCGTGGTCGGGTCCACCGTGTCGGAGTTGATGGCGACCTGGTGGTAGAACGCCTGGCCCGAGGTGACGGTGCCGGCGAAGCCGCCCGAGACAAGGAAGCCGGGCGCCGCCGTGGTGGCATAGGTCATGCCGCTGCGCAGATACGATATCGTCGCATCGTCCGCGTCGGCGCGGTTGGCCGACGCGCCGACGTACAGCTTCGTCGTGTTGAACCGCCCGTTGCCCTTGCCGAGCACCTTGAAGTCCATGTGCGTGTCGGCGCCGGCGGCCTGGAACACGGGCGCCCCCGTGTCGAAAACGCCCGTCGCCGTGGCGCCAGTGAAGGTGGCGTAATTGGCGTAGTTGTTGGCCAGCACGATTGGCGCCGCCGTCGCCGTCATCGTCACTTGAAGCAACGCCTGCCGCGTTGTACTGACCGCGCCCGAGCTGGTGATCGTCGGCGGCAAGAATTCATCGTAAAGCGTGCCGGCGTTGAGAACGGTGACGGTCAGGATTTTGAGAAACGGCACCAGTGTGCAGCCCGTGCCGGCGCCGCTTGTCGTGGTGGCCGATGCCCCAACTGGCGGCACGCTGTAGATGCCCGCCGTGGTGATCTCTACGCCCTGCACGGCGCCGCTACCGTCCACCTTATTTACGGTGCCGACGCACGCGGTTGAGAATGTCCCGCCCGTGAGCGTGATGGTATCGCCCACAACATAGCCGCTGCCACCCACAGCAACTTGGTTGAAAAATTCGCACGCATATGTAGCGACCGTAGCCGTTGCCAGAGTGCCGCCACCAGGAGATGCTGAACATGTGAGCGTCACTGCGCCGGAATAAAGGCCACCCTCAAGCACGGTGATCGTGTTGACGACGGCAATTTTCGCCACGATGGCACTGCGGGTTTGCAGCGCGCCACCGCTGGCCACCAACGATCCGACGTTTCCAGTCGGCCCAACACGGAAGCCGGCGCTTTCAAAGGTTGACCGGCCGAAGGTGATGCCGAGAAAGTTGATCCCCGTCGCGGCTACAGGCGTTCCGCTCAGTCCTGGGAAATACGACATGATCTGGCTATTTGTGCCGAACGGGTAAGCCCCTTCCGGGCCGCCGATCTGCCACCCGACGCGCCAGCTAGACGCGCCCGCTTGGTCGTTGATCCCGTAGGCGAAGTCCGTAATCAGCCCCGGAACCGCGTCGTCTGACCACTTGACGACTTTTATGCCGCCCTTCCACAACACCATATTGCCGGCTGTTACGCCGACGTCAGTCTCGTTGCCGAAAGTAGAGTTCCAATACTGGCCGCTTCCGGTTCGAACCCGCGTGGCATCGTTGCGGCCGAACAGGTTGCCCCGGTGCGCCCCGATAACGCCACCCGCACTGTCGTAGGAATAGGCAAAGGACGCGCCGGATACCTGATAAGCGTGTGGTCCTGCTGTTCCGCTCGATCCCACACCAGGAGATAATGGATTGCCTACGTAAAGCTGCGTTTGGTGCAGCGTGCGGCCTCCGGACCACCCAGCGCGCATGGTTGATGCCATGAAGTTAACCAGAATACCGTTGTTTGTGTTTGACATAGCAACACGGTCTTCGTCTAGAACTTGGGTGTAGATGCCCTCAAGATTGCTTGTCAAAGACCCGCGCATGATGCCGCCGATGCGCACCGCCGGCCCGCCCGCCCCGCTCATCGTCTGGTCGGCGAAGAGCGACATCAGGCGCGGGGATGTGCTCGGCGTGCCGGCCGTGAAATTGCCGATTGACAGTCGCGGGACACTGACGGCGCCGCGATTCGGCAGCACGAAACGCATATCCGGGGAAGCATCGCCGCCGACACTGGTAAAAGTAACTGGATTACCAGAAG